CTCGCCGGCGTCGCCCCACGCCCCCCACTGCGAGAGGCGGGCGCCGTTCGACGCGGGGAACGGAACGACGTCGCCGCCCCGCTTCGCGAGGTTGACGGTCGGGCTGGTCATGGCGGCTCGGGACATCGCGGCTCCGTGGCGTTCGGCCACGGTAGCACGGCGGCGGCCGAACTACCCGCTCCGCGGCCTCGCGTGGCGCGCCTGCGCCGCCGCAAGCACGACCGGGTCGTATTCGAGCCGAACCTGCTCGGCGAACAACTCCTTCGGCCACGGCGTCGCCTTGTCGACGGGTTCGAGCACGACCCAGCGGTCGCCCTCGCGCTCGGCCTCGTTGACGTCGCGCCGCGGCATCGGGAGCAGTTCGCCGATCCCCGAGAACTTCAGCGGCGAGGCAGGGTCGGCGACGAGCCGGCACTCGACGCCGATCACGACGCCGTAGTGCGCGCGCGAGCCGCCGGACAGCAGGATTACCGGCTTGTCCTTTCGGTGCCCACTGTTGCAGTCCTTGGGCGACCCAGCCGCGGTCACGGTGAACCCGTAGTCGCCGCTCACGGCTTGTGCCCGGCGAGCAGGGCGTCGATCTTCCAGATCAACTCGGTGACGTGCGGCAGGCTCCCGCCGAGGTCGTCGAGTTCCTCGCGGGCGGCGAGCAGGAGGTTGCGCGCAGCGAACCCGATCTCGTCCGGCCGGGCATCCGGAGCCCTGCGGCCGAGCGCCTCGACCTGCGCCTTCGTCGGGTCGCTCACGGCGCCCCCGCGGCCTTGGCCGCCACTCGGGCAACCGCGGCCCGCCGAATCTCGCTGCGCTCCGTCGCGTTGAGCGCGCCGGCCTTGTCGATGTCCGGCCAGTCAGGCTCGCGCCCGATGTAGGCGGCCGTCTCGCACATCGCCTTCGCGCGGTCGTAGGCGGCCGACCACGACGCGAACGGCTCGCGGGTGAGCGGCGTCACGGCGACACCGCCTCGGCCGCGCACGCGGCGCACGCGCAGTTGAAGTCCTCGCCACATTCGATCTCGTCGCGCAGCGTTGAGGCGCCGACCACGTCGTCGTCCTCCTCGTCCCACTCGGCCGGCGGGCCGTCGCAGCCCGGCGGGTAGTTGTCGCTTCCGTACCCGTTCATCTTGTCGCCCTCGACACCGAGGTAACGGGCGTCACCCGTCCCCGCCGTCCTCGGCTTCTCGATCTCCGACCACCACGAAGCGAGCGCCCCGGTTGAGCAGGTCGTAGGCGACCCGCGCGTATCCGTTGGCGAGGAAGTAGTGGTCGGGCGCCGACCCCTCGGTCCAGACGTACCGGTCGCGCTTCTCGGACAGCGTCCGCACCGGCGCCTTCATCTGCCGCACGAACCCTTCGACCGCCTCGACGTCGCCGGGGAACACGCGCTCGGCCGGGCCGGCTGCGATCTCCTCGAACACCGTGTCGAGCAGTTGCGTCCGGTCGACCGTCACGATCCGCGACGACCGGTCGAGCTTCATCGCATACTTCTCGTCCCCCGACTTCGCGCCCGGATGGAACTGGCACAGCCACACGGCGAGCCGGCCGCCCTTGTTGCGCGCCTTGTCCCGTATCTCCTGACACTTCGTCCGCTCGGGTCCAGCGTCGAACACGGCGACCTGCACCCGGTAGCGTTCGAGGATGTCCCACGCCGCGTCGAACGAGCCAACGGCTGCGACGAGGGCGGCGCGCCGCGTCACCTTGCCGCCCGGCAACTTCTCGATCACGTCGACGAACACGTTGAGCACCTTGCCGACGTCCACGCCGGCGACGACCGTTCGAGAGCCGTAGCCCTCGCCGCCGACGGCGTCGTTCGCCGGGCCGACGGCGCAGCGCGACAGCATGGTCCCCGACACGCTGAACCCTTCGGCGTCCACCGCTTCGCCGAGCACGCCGCGCCGGAACTGGATCACACCCTCGACCGAGCCCTGCTTCTTGTTCCACTCGACGATCAACGCCCGGAGGCTCTGCGACAGGACGTCGAGCCGCGACATCGTGTAGCTCCGGCGCCCCGCGTCTGGCCTCGCCGCGACCCACGCCGCGCCCTTCGCCAGCCGGTCGAACGGCCGGCGGCAGGACACGCAGACGGGCCGAACGTCACCCCTCGACGGGTCGTCGCTCCGCTCGGCGTCCCGTGCGATCCAGCCGCCCGTGTCGGTTCGCTCGACGATGTGGACGTCCCACGCGAGCACCTGTCGGTGTCCGCAGCAGGAGCAGCGCCAGAACCACCGGCGGCCGTCGCCCTCGTCGTAGAGCTTCGAGATTCCCCAGCCGGGCCGGGTCGGGTTCCCGAGCCGGAACATCTGCGGGTGCGGCGACGCCCGGAGCCGGTTCTCGGCCAGCGCGAGGTTCTTCTCGCCGCCGGCGTTCACGCACTCGTCGTACTCGTCGACGATCAGGACGTCGGTCGAGAACTCGACGAACTCGTCCGACACGCCCGCGCCGAGGTATCGCTGCGACCCCTTCCCGAAGTGCTTCACACGGATGTTCGACGAGCCCTCGGCCTCGGTCGAGCCCTCGGCGATCTCGCCGCCGAGCAGGACGCGGTACTCCGGCACGATCCGATGGAGCGGGTCGACCCGCGTCTTCACGAAGTCGTCGCGGCCCCGGCCTTTCGGCAGGACGTAGGTGACCGACCGAGCGGCCCAACCGCTCCGCTCCTGCGTGAACGCGACCATCAACTCCGACCACCCGGTCTGCACCGCCTTGACCGCGTCGGCGCCTTCGAGGTTCGGGAAGTCGCGCCACAACTCGACGAGGTACGGCATCGACGCGAACGAGAGCGGCTGGCCGCGCGTGTTCCGGTGAACGCCCCGGCCGAGCCCGAGCAGCGGGAACTCGGCGGCGAGGCGGGCGTCGAGCCCCGCGTAGGGGGGCGGGGTGGTCACCCAACCCCCACCGACTCGGCCGTCGGCGCGCCGTTCGCGAGCAGGGTCCAGACCTCGTAAGGGGGCGACCGGCCGTCGGTCGGCGCGTACACGTCGACCTGAACGCCGACCCCGTGCATGACCGCCCGGCCCGTGATCGAGGCCTCGGCGGCGAGGCGGGCGGCCCTGAGCGGCCCGGCTTCGATCAGCCAGCGCGGCCGGAGCGCCGGGTGCGGAACCCACACGGACCGGCCGAGCAGGACGAGCGCCCGCGCGCCTCGCTTACCGACGTCGCCGAGCGGCGGCGAGACGACCGGAGGGTGGCCGCCGAACTCCCGAAGCTCGGCGTCGAGGTCGAGGTCGGGCAGGTCGGCGTCGCCCATCAGCCCGACCGGCTCCGGCGCGACCCGAGCGGCGAGCGGCGACCAGAACTCGACCACGTTGCCGTCGCCGCCCCGGTAGACCTCGACGAACAGGGCCGCCCCGTCGCAGCGGGCGCGAGCGGTCGTCGACTGACTCGACGCTTCGGTAAGGGCGGCGAGCCCGCGACGGTCGAGGACGAGCCGGACGTCCTTCCCGGCTACCGGGCCGCCGTAGGTGAACCGCGCAAGGTGAGCCGGGTAGCCGGCCCGCTGCATCAGCGCACCGTGCGAGCGATGCTCGACGAGCGGCGAGCCGGGCGACGGCGACGGGCGGGGTGAGACGACGTCACCCGCGGTCACGGCCACCTCGCGAGCACGAACGTCCACGCGATGAAGATCGGGCCGCCGAGGATCGCGGCGAGAACGCCGTACACGAGCCAGATCGGCGGCGGCGCGCCCGGACTTGCCGTTCCCATCACCCTCCCCCCTTCGCGCCGAGCAGGCGCAGTTGTTCTCGGTCAGGGCCGATCCACTCGTCGACCCACGCCTTGCCGCCGTCTCCCGGCTCTCGGATGGGCGCACCATCGCACCCGTCGGCGCTCGCCTCGCTCTCTGCGAGGAGCGGCGCCAAGGCCGCGCGTAGCTGGTCGATCACGACCGCCTTCCGTCGGCGCGGGATGTTGCGCGACTCGCGCGGCAGCGAGGCAAGGAGAGCCCGAACGGCGTCGAGGTCAATAGCCATCGGAGCCCTCCGCGCGTTGAACGAGCCGGCGAACGCGCGCCTGCTCCTCGTCGGGCAGCGCCGCGAGCGCATCGGCGTGCTCCGGCTCGATGCCCTCGGCGCTGGCCTCCTGCCACGTCACATCCTCGGCGGTGAGCGGCCATGCGACGTGGTGAGTCGCACCCCACCGCCAATAGCCGTGGCTGTCGCACGTCAGGTCGGCGCTGAGCACGCCGTCCTGCGCGGTGGGGTGGCGGCAGGTGTCGCCCGTGAAGCGGAACGGCGCCGTTTCGGGCGGGAGGTCCAGGGGGCGAAGGTCAAAGAGCATGGCGGGCCTCCAGAGCGGCGACGAGGGCTTCGGCTTCCACGTCGCTAAGCGTGGTCGGCATGGTCGCACTCCTCTCGCGCGGGCAGGTAGTAGGCATGTTCGCCGACGCCGCGCCGCGTGATCCCCTCCTCGTCCATCCGAACGTCCCGATACCACGTCTCACACTTCAGGATGGGCACGTCGAGGCACCACACTTCCGTAATGACGTGGTCATCGCTGGTATACGAGGCTCCAACGCCTACGCCCGAATCCGGCTGGCCGAGCAAATCGCGCAGGGTGCGCCACAGCGCCACCCCCAGCGACTCAGGGCAGCGCAGCCACCGCACGTCGCCGCTCACGACGCCACCCCCCCGCAGTCCACGAGCGCATCGTAGATCGCCATCGCCTATTCTCCCACCGCTTCGGTAACGGGCGACGACTCGACGCCGATCGTAACGGCGTCGCCTTCATCCCCGACCTCGCCGAGCGCGTCGAGGATCACGGCCAACTCCGCGACGTCGTCGCGCATGGCCCGGACGAGCGCGCCCTTGTCGGTGGACTGGCGAGCGTCGGCGACCCGCGCCGAGTCGCGCCACCCGGCCCCGCGGGCGTCGAGCAGGCCGGTGTGCTCCGTGCGGGACGTCGCGCCCCCGGTCAGGAGCGCCCGCGCCTTGATCAGCATCGGCAGCGAGGACATCGTGACCTTGACCTTGCCCGCCCCGAGTTCGCGGGCGAAGTACCCGAACGCCGCGTCGACCAGCTTCACGAGCCGGTCGGTCGGGTCCGCGGCGGCGGCCTCGGCCTCGGCCCGCTGGGTCGCGAGCAGCGACAGGAGCCGAACCTCGGCGTCCGGGCTCGCGGCCCGTGCGGCGGCCAGCAGTTCGCGGTCGACCTCCCGCAGCGACCGCTCGTCGATGGGCGAGCCCATGATCGAGCGCAGCACGTTCCGGGCGTCCTGCGCCGTCAGCACGACCTTCTCGCCGCCCTTGCGCTCCCGGTCGGCGATCCGATCCGCGGTCCGCGCCACGGCCTCGGCCGCCTTCGCCCGCGCTTCGAGGGCCGCGCCCCTTGTCCGCGGCTTGCGCCCGACGGCGTCCGCGATCGCCGAGCCCACGTCGTCGCCGATCAGCTTCGCCACGACCGACCCGTCCGACGGTGCCGGCTTGACCGCTTCGAGGTCGACCGTCCGCCCCCCTCTCGGCGTGCCGGCCTTCATCCCGTTCTGCACGCTTACGGGCTCGGCATCGGCGATCGCGGCCGCGAAATGGTCGTGCCGGCTCGACCGGCGCTCGTTCTGCCGCGCCTCGATGTCCTCCGCGAGCCGGGCGGCCGAGCAAAGCCAGAGTTCCGGGATGGAGTCGGCCGGCGGGTCGAGGACGGCGGCGATCCCGAGAATCTCGCGCCCGCTCATTTCGAGCAGGTACAGCCGCCGGTACGTCACGTATGCGACCTCGTCCGGCCGGGCGAACCCTTCGATCCGAGCCGCGAACTTGCGGTTCTTGTGGGCGAGCCGCATCAGGTACTTCGAGGTGGACGTCGCGGCGGCGCAGGCCGCGAGCAACGCCATCTGGTTCGGGTACGACGTCCCGCCCGCCATCGCCCACATCAGGAACGCCCGGTGCTCCGGGGCTGTCTCGCCCCTCACCCGCGGCAACTCGACCCGAGCCCGAACCCGGATCGCAGACGCGAGGGCGGCGCCCGACAACCTCTTGGCCGTCCGCTTGTCGGTCGCCGTCTGCGCCTTCGTGTTCTTGTCGGCCACGGTCATCCTTTAGCGCGCCGAGAGCGCGCCCGCAGCCTACGTTTTCTCGTCGCTGGCGCATGTCCGCGACGTGGCCTCGGCCGTCGACGACCGCGGGGTAGCCTCGGAGGCGGTAGCGGGCACGGCTCGCCGCTCGGGTTCGACGGCTTGAACGCCGGCAGTATCGGCGGCGGCGAACGCCGGAACGCGTGCCTCCAATCGCGCCGACGGCCTGTTCTCGGGTAGCCGCCCGAGCCGGGCGAGCGTCGCTTCGACGGCCGCGATGGGCGGCGAGCCGGCGGCGAGGAGGAAGGTGGAGCGGTCCGGCCGCAGCAGTCGCCAGCGGTCGGCGCCCACGGTCCCGAGCACGCGACAGCGCACGCCGTCGACCACGACGACCCACCCGCGAGCGGCCTTCGTGTCGACGGCCCCGATCATCGGTCCGGGCCGGCGGCGCGGCTCACCGGCCGCCTTCAGGCTCGGGCGTCCGGCCCTCGACGATCGCGCGCAGGGCTCGGACGGTGACGGCGGACGGCGACCGCCCGTCCTCGACGGCGCCTTCGAGGTCGTCGAGCATCTGCCCCGCGACGTACTTCAGGACCGACAGCATCCACCGCTCTCGGCTCGACTCGGCGGCGAGGTCGGCGTTCGGCTTGCTTCCGATCCCACGACGGTCGTCATAGGCGTCGAGGGCTTGGTGCGTCGGGACCGATAGGCCGGCGACGTCGTTCCCGTCGTGCATGAAGGCGAGCAGGGCGGCGTGCTCTGCCGCGTCGGCGCGGACGGCGGCCAACGTGGCGACGGCCTCGTTGCGTTCGGCCGAGAAGATCAGGGCGGACTTCGACAGGTCGTCGCCGCGGTTGCGCTCGACGCGCAGCTTGTCGGCGAGCCGCGCGATCCGATGTTCGAGCGCGAGCCCCGACGGAACCTGCGCCGCGTCGAGGACGAGGTGCGCCGCGTCCCGTTCGATCTCCATCTTGCCGATGGTCGCCTCTGCCCGCTCGGCCCATGCCCGGACGGCTTCGATCTCGGTCGGCGGCGTCGGCGGCTCGCCCGGCTCCCCCGCGGTCGGGAGGCACGGCGCGGCCTGCGCCTCGACGGCAGGCGGCCCCTCGGGGGATAGGTCGGCGACGGCAGGCGGCCCCTCGGCGCCGGCGGCGAGGTCGGCGACGGTCGGCGTCTTGTTCGTTCGCTCGGCGATCCGCCTCTGCCGGGCGGCCCACAGCGTCTCGAACGCCTCGTGCGGCGCCGTCGCCGCATCGAAGTCGGCCGGAATGTCGCCGTCCTCCCTCATGGTCTTGGCCCGCGCCGTGTGCTGGTTGCACAGCGGCACCCGGCCGAGCTTCATGCAGTCGCCCCATCGGCACGACCGGTAGGGCTTGCGGCCGTCGTGCTCGAACGGCCGTGGCGCCTTCGGCTTGGCCGGTCGCTCGGCAACGAGCAGGCTCGCCCGGTCGTCCGACTCGGCCGCTCGCTCGCCGAACCGCTCCCGCCGCTCGGCGGCGACCAGCGCGTTCGACTCTGCGATCTGGACCGCGTGGTGCGGGCAGACGCGCTTCTGCTCGCTCACGCCGGAGCGGTAGAGCATGGACACCGTGGCGGTCCCCTCGCCCGGACACGGCTTGCCGGTGGCCTCGTGCTTCGTGACTTCGCATAGCAGCATCATCGGTCCTTCTTCTCCGTCGGGAACAGGTTGGCGAGCGCCGCGGTCTGGCCCTCGCTGAATCGCAGGTAGGTGACGAGGGTGTAGACGAACGCGGACCCCTCGACCCAACTCGGCGCGACCACGAACATACCGCGGCGGTCGGCGGCGAGGAGGTAACGGTCGCGCCCCGGCCCTCGCGGCTGGCGGCGCTGCAAGATCGTACACGCGAGGTCGGATTCGATCTCGGTCGCCTCGTCGATCAACTCGCAGACGGCCCACGCGGACCGAACGTCGTGGTGCTCGGCCACCCGCTCGCGGGCGTGACCGCTCACCCACACGGCGGGCATGTCGGGCCGCTCGGATAGCCTCGGGAGCGGCTTCACGGGCACACCGGGTAGACGGCAAGCGTCGCGCCGGCGGGACCGGCCCTGACCGCGGCAACGACGTCGTCGGGAACGCGCCACAGGCCCTGCGCGCCCTTGCACGGCACCGGGACGGCGAGGGCGTGGACACGATCGAACCGCCACTGCTCGTGGCCGGGAACGGCCCACGGGCTCGCCTTGGCGGCAGGGTCCGATAACGCGGCGACCCGGACGACGGCGACGACCGCGCTGCGGGGCAGGGCGGCGAGGTAGCCGGCGCGGACGGTGCGCCACCGCGACTCCCTGTTGCCGACGTGTCGCTCCACGCGCACGTCGGTCAGGTCGGCCGGGAGGAACGGCCCGGCGGTCACGGCGAGCCAGTCGCGGAACTCCGGCGAGTCCGCGTCGGGGTAGTTCTGCTTTCCGGCGTGGATCGCGAGCCACGCGCCGACGGGAAGCCGGCGCCCCGGAAGCCACGTCCGGTTCTCGACGTCCTTCCCCCACGACGCGATGCCCGTCGCGAACGGCTGCAGGACGGTCAGCGCGTAGAGTTCACGAGACATCGCCGACGACCTCCTCAGACGCCTTCGTCGCCACGAGCTTCGCAGGGTACGGCATCGAGCACCCTTCGGCGTGGGCGACGAGCCGCTCGGGCACCGTCTCGTCGCCGAAGTCGACCCGGAGCCCGGACGCCTCGACGACGGCGCCGAGCGGGAGGTGAATCCGGGCGTCGGCGTACAGCGGGCGCTCGAAGCGGGTCAGCAGGGTCAGCGGGTCGATCTCCAGCCGCCGGTGAAGCGCGACGCAGTCGGCATCTCGCTCGCCGAACCGTTCCCGCCCCTCGGTGCCGAGCCCCTCGGCCAGTTCGCGGGCGACGTAGTCGCGGAGCACGGCCTCGACGCAGACGCATCGGATCAAGCTCGACGGCCCGCCGACCGGTCGGCCGGTCCGGGCGAGCATGTGCATCCACGCGCGGCCGACGAGGACGTGGAAGGTGCGGGTGTCGTCAGACTCCTCGCTCTCGTCCGGTACGACGACGTGCGCGACCCGAACGCAGCGGCGCTGCCGGTCGGCCGGCATCGCGTCGGGGAAGCCCGCCGTCGTCTTGATCTCACCGCTCGCCGGGTAGCCGAGCACCGCTCGCACCGCCTTCTCGGCACCGCTCGTTTCGTCCATCGATCACCTCCCGCCCACGGTAACGAGCGAGCCGCGGCGCCGCCGGCTGGAGCGAGCCGCGAACTTTTTTCGACTATCTGCGCTCCGCTTCCTTTACGCTATCCGATAGGCGGTTACATGATTGGGGCGGGAAGGAACCCGCGCTCAACAACCCACGGAGAACAAGATGCCCAGCAAGAAGAACACCGAAGCCCCCGCCGCGAAGATCGCCCGCAACCCGTCGGACAAGACGGCCCGCGCCATGTACGACGCGGTGGTAGCGCAGGAGGGCACGGTCGGCGGGCACCCCGCCCGCATCGCCCTGTACGGCACGAAGTACGCCGCCCTCGAAGTCGGCGGCGAGGGCGCGTGGGCGGTCGACCACGACACCGCGTTCGGCGGCGTGCGCGCCATCGAGACGCTCCGCAGCAGCTTCGACGAGGTGCTCGTCCTCGGCGGCGACATGCGCGAGATTCAGTTGACCGCGGGGAACGTCGCGGTCGTCGAGCCGGAGATCGTCGAGGTCGTCGACGCCGATCCGGTCGTGGTCGAACTCGACCCGGTCGACTTCGCGAAGGCCGAGGCGAACATCGCCGCCATGCTCCCGGCCCCCGTGGTCGCCGCCGAGCCCGTCCTGACCACCCTCGACGAAGTCCGGGCCGCCCACGAAGCCGAAACGCGCGGCGCGTGCCGGGCGAGCGTCCTGCGCGCCTTGCGGGTGCGGGCCGGCGAGATCGCGCTCGGCGTGGTGGCGGGCGGCAAGGGGGAGAAGGCGAACCAGCCCGCCGTGAAGGCGGACGGGAAGTGGGCAACGTGGGCCACCGCGCAAGCGGCCCTGCTCACGGCCGACGTACCCGAACGCGACGTCACCTTCGCTGAACTCGCCACCGCCGGCTTCGCCGGGTCGGTCACGAAGTACGCCGCAGCGTGGTCGCCGAAGTCCAGCACGGCCGGTCGTGCGCTCGCCGCCGTCGGCCTGCGCGCCTCACTTCACAAGGAGTGCGTGACGATCAGCCGCGAGTAAGCCCTCGGCCGACGGACGCCGGGAATGGTCCCGGCGTCTTGTCGTTTTACTGGCCTGAGATCGGGTCGACGACCCCGACCTCGTCGAAGCCCCGCGCCCGAATGATGCAGGCGTGGCACTTGCCACAGGGGGGGCGCTCCCCCCGGTAGCAGGTGTGCGAGTCGGCGAGGGCCTCCATGCAGCCCGGCAACGCCTGCGCAAGCCTCACCGTGTCCGCTTTCGTGAGGTACATCAGCGGCGTGTGGACGCGGAACGCCTCGGCGTCGCCGTCGATCCCGAGCCCGAGCGTCCGCTCCATCGCGTCGATGAAGTCGCGTCGACAGTCGGGGTAGCCCCCGAAGTCGGCCTCGCAGACGCCGGTCACGAGGTCGCGCGACCCGAGCACCGTGGCAACGTTGGCTGCGAGGACGAGGAACAGCGCGTTCCGAGCCGGCACGAACGTCGGCTCGACGCCCCCCGGCAGGTCGTTCGCCGAGGCGTACTGCCCGACGGGCGCGTCCGACACGAGCGGCGACGTCCCGCGCAGGATGCGGCCGACCTCCAAGACCTCGTGCTCGACCCCTGCCGCCGCCGCGATGGTGCGCGCGGCCTCGACCTCGACGGCGTGGCGCTGCCCGTAGTGGATCGACAGCGCGACCACGCGCTCGAACCGGTCACGCGCCCAATACAGGCACGTCGTGCTGTCCTGCCCCCCCGAGAACAGGACGACGGCGATCGACTTGGCTTTCATGTGGACTCCGGGCCGAGCCAGTCGGCCCAGCAGTTCGGCGTTTCGTAGACACGGACGCGGACGATCCGCAGCCCTCGGCCGGCGAGCAGTTCCCCGGCAACCCGCCCGAGTTCGGCGGCGATGTTCTCGGCGGTCGGCTCAGACGACATCGTGTAGTGCCGCCAGCCGGAGGCATCGCAGAGCGCGTGCAGGTCGACGTCATCGGGATGCAGGAGCGTCCCGTGGTCCCACCGCTCGTCGATCCACGTCCCGACGATCGACTTGACCTCGCCGAAGTCTACCACCCGGCCGCACTCGTCGAGCCCGTCGGCCTCGACCGTGATCTCGACGGCGTACCGGTGCCCGTGCAGGTTGCGACACTTCGACTCGTGGCGCGTCACCCGATGGGCGGCGTCGAACTCCAAGCGGCGGGTACAAGTCGGCTTCATCATTACTCCCTATCCAACAGCACTAAGGCCGGCAATCGTTGGTTGACGGATAGGTCCACACGCCCAATCCAAGGCGGCCACGATCGCGTCGACGTCTTGCTTGTCGGGCAACACCGACACGAACAGGCGCGTGCCAAGATGTTTCTTGACGTCCAACGAGTACGCGATCCACGACCGAGCGTTGAGCATCTGCACTCGGTGAACATAGTGTTGATTCCGCCAGCTTTCTGACAGGTCGAACACCTTGGGGTCTATCCCAAGTCGCGCCACAGCCGCCCTGACTTTGCTTGCCGCAAGTCCGGCCCGGAACCGCCCAGCCCTCCAATCGGGCTCAGCGAAGTTGAGCATGTCTCCCCCCCCCATATAGACGTGCATCTGTCCGAACGTGCGTCCGGCCGTCCACGACGCACAGTCCACAGAATACGGGGAGAACCCCTTGATCATCGCCTGTTCGGTATACCCAAGCCAATGAACATTCCTGCCGGCCGCCCACTTCATCTTCAGCTTGACATAGGTGTCCGGCGCGGCTCCCCGATGCGGGCGACGCAACCCACCCAGCGCCACCCAAGAGGAATAGCTGAACAGTTGGTTCATCCTCGCTTCGTCGTCACCGAATACATGAACAGGAATCGGAACCAAGCCCGCCGCCATCATCGTCTGTTGGTTGGCGTCCGTGGCAACCGGGTCTTGGAGCACATCGAGCGCCATGTGTCTTGGAGCACATCGAGCGCCATGTAGCCGAACAGGTGCGACTTCCACGCATGGACCCACGCGATGTAATCTTGCAAGTCGATCGCCTTCCCAACATTGAACGCCGTAAACGCGCCAGAATCCAGCAGGAACTCAATCCGTGGATCTGCAACGAGTTGCCGCACGCGGTCGGGATCAGTTTCCCGAAGGTAGGCATAGCTCGCAAGGATGGGAACCTTGGTCACGCCACACCCAACGGTCGATCCCAGCCGCGAGCGTGGGCGACCTCCAACGCACAGTCGACGATCCGGTCGAACCGGGTGTCGCAAGTGCAGGCGAGGAACACCCGCGTCCCGAACATGCGACGAATGTCATATATGTACCGAACGAACGAACGAACCGCGAGGTGCGCCGCAACGTGGGTCGGTTGATCATGATTGCGTGACGTCCGAACATACGTCCGCGTGTCGCACACGCGTTCAGCCTCGCTTGCGTTCTGCCACCGCCACGAATCGGCACTGTCAAGCGCGTCGGGTGAACACCCGTATTCGACCAGCGTTGCTCGCAGCGACCGAGCCTCGGCTCCCGACACCTTGATCCACTCGTGGTGCTCGCCGGCCCACCACTTGCCATTCCCGCGGTACAGGTGGCACACGCCGAACTGCGAGGCGGCCCACGCTGACGCGCTGTCGCACGAGAACGGCCGGAACGCGCGCAGCGTTTCTTCGTCGGTGTACCCGAGCCAGTGGACCGGCCGCGCGGCGGCCCACGTCATCTTCTGCTTGACGTACTCGATCGGAGCCTTCCCCCTCGACGGACGACGAAACCCGCCGAGTCCGACGTAAGGCGACCGCTCGAAGAACCGATCCATCGCAGCGCCGTCCTCGCCGAAAACGTGGATCGGGATCGGCGACAGGCCGGCGGCGAGCATGGTCTGCCAGTTCGCCTCGGTCGCCGCCGGGTCTTGAATCTTGTCGAGCAGGAAATACCCGAACAGCTTGTCCTTCCACTCGTGAAGGAAGTCGATGTAATCGCCGACCTCGATCGCCTTGCCCGCATTGAACGCGGTAAACGCGCCGGAGTCGAGCAGCACCTCCCGACGCGGGTCGTCGAGGATTGTCCGGATTTGCGCCGCCGGTCGTTGGCGAAGGTACGCATAGCTCACGAGGTACGGGAACCGACAACGGGCAACCCCGTCGATCACGACCGGTTCGTCCGTCGCAAAGCTCGCGGTCCCCGTCGTCAATCAAAACGCCTTGGCGACGTAGCCGGTCCCAAGGGCGGCGAGCGCGGCGGTCACGGCGTCGAGCGTCGCGTCCCGGTCTGCCGCCTTGATCCCGAGCACCTTGATCACATACGTTTCGGCCGCCGGGTCGTAGTCCCCGATCGAGCCGGGGTCGACCGCGCCTTCGGACGCCCACGCGCCGGGCGACCGGAGCAGCGCGTCGATCTCCAACTTCGAGAAGCCGAGCGCCTCGGCGTCGAACGTCAGGTCGAGGTCGCCATACTCGGCGGTCAACTCGGCAAGCACCTTTGCGAGCCCGTCGTTGTCCCACACCGACAACTCGCCGAGCTTGTTCGCGGCGAGTGCCAGCTTGCGCGCTTGCCGGTCGTCCACGTCGAGGAACCGAACCGGGACTCGTGTCATGCCGAGCTTCTGCGCGGCCTTCAGGCGCGTGTGCCCCGAAATGACCATACTGTCCGCCCGGCGAGCGACGATCACCTCGGCCCAGCCGAACTCGACGATCGACGCGGCGACCTTCTCGACTGCGTGGTCGTTGATCCTCGGGTTGCCTTCCCACGGAACGAGGGACGACGCTTCGACCCACTCGGCGGCGACTTCCCCGTCCTTCGGCTTCGGCTTGCTCATGCGGTACGTCCTCGGTCTGAAAGGTGCCAGAACTCCTCGCGAACGGCGTGCTCGCGAAACTTGCCGAGCAGCGCCTCCGTGACCATCCGGCTCTGCTTGCGGACGCCACGGCAAGAGGCGCAGAGGTGCTCGCTTGTGATCCGAACGCCGACGCCCTGCGCGCCGAGGTGGGTCAGAAGCGCGTCGGCGACCTGCTGGGTCATGCGCTCCTGAACCTGCAGCCGGCGCGCGAACGCGTCGACGAGCCGTGGAATCTTCGACAGGCCGACCACCCGACCCGACGCACCCGGAAGGTAGCCGACGTCAGCGTGCCCGATGAACGGCAGCATGTGGTGCTCGCAGACCGACGCGAACGGGATGCTCGACACGACGATCATTTGGTCATAGCCGCCGACCTCGTCGAACCCGTCAGCCCCGGACGACGTCTTCAGGACGGCGGCAGGGTCGAGCAGCCGACCCGACAGAATCTCGTCCCACGCCTTCGCTACCCGCATCGGCGTGTCGAGCAGGCCCTCGCGTTCGGGGTCCTCCCCGAGTGCCCGCAACAGGTCGCGAACGGCGGCAGACGCGGCGGCAAGATCGGTCACGGAACCCCCAGCAGCTTGTGCGTTTGCAGCCCGACCCGCCACCCGTGCCGCCCGGCCAGCGCGAGGGCCTCGGCGACGTTCCCGAGCGCCCCACCGCCCACGTCGAGCGGCTGGACGTAGCGGTATCGGAAGCCCCACGCCGACATCGCCTCGACGTCGGCTTCGGTCCACTGCGGCGCCACGATCTTGATCTCGGTCCCGGTCCGCACGACGACGTGGTCGAGCCCCGGAGCGTCGCGGAGCGCCTTCGGTGACACGCAGACGTGAACGCCCGGCAACGACAGCACGCGGGCCGCGACCGTCCCGTTCGTTTCGATCGCGACGTCGAACCCCTCGACGAGCAGCCGCAGCACGAACCGCTCTCCGTCCGGCTTCGCCAGTTGCAGCGTCGGCTCGCCACCCGTGATCACAACGAGCGGTCGAACCTCGCGCGACCGGTTTGTTGCGGTAACCTTCGCGATCAATGCATCGACCTCGAACGCCTCACCGCCGACGAAGTCCGTGTCGCACCATCCGGCGCAGACGCCCTTCCCGGTTGCCCGGCCGCCTTGGAGTCCAAACCAGAGGTTGCAGCCAACCAGTCGCACGAACACCGCAGACCGGCCCGCGTTGCTGCCTTCACCTTGGACTGTTGCGAAAACCTCTTTGACGCGGAGCATTGGCCTCGTGGGGCGACTTGCCGTCAGCGTACCACGACGGCAAGAATCACGCATCCCACGAGCACCCACAGACCGACCGCCGCGAACGCGAGCAACGTCGACGCCGGCCGCCATGTCCACGGCTGGCGGAACTGCGTGCCCGCCCTCGACGGCCTCGCCATCAGGACGACGATCGCCTGCTCGCCGTCCTCCTTCGTGACGAGCCACGAGATCGTCGGCGTGTACCCGTCGCAGACGGCGCACGTCAACGCCGTGCTCGCCCCCTTCTCGGGGTCGGGCGACGTCTCGACGAGCAGCGTGGAGGACGGGTCGAAGTTGGCGACGGGGTTCGGCTCTTTCATCAGTCGGCCTTATAACCGGCGGTCAGGTAGTCCGAGATCGCGAGGGCCGTCGTCGCCGACGCCGACAGTTCGCCGGTCAGGTTCGCGACGAGCGGCGGCGCGTAGGGATAGGGGGCGACGCCGAGGAAGTCGCGGTATCCGTACTCGGGAGGAATCGGCGCGTAGCCCCTCGTCGCCGCCACCGCGTCCTTCACCGCCCCGCGCATCGCCGAGTCGTCCCAGCCGGGCGCGGCGATGCCGACCCGCCACGGAAACGCCGCGAGAAGCTCCTGCCGCTCGGTCGTCGGCCGGACGATCACGACCGGCACTCGTGCATACGCCGCGTCCTCCGCGAGCCCGCCGGAGTCGGTGACGACGATCGCACGGTCGGCGAACCCGGACACCTCGCCTCGGCCGTCGCGCGCGAGCAGCAGGGCGGCGAGGGTACGGTAGCCGAGCGGGTCGATCACCCTGCCGCCGAGCGCGAGGAACGCCGACAGCGCCTTCGCGTGGCCGGGGTTCCCCGTCACCCTCGGGTGGGTCGCCCACACCGGACGGTAGCCGGCTTCGACGCACGCCCCGGCGATCGACGCGACGGTCGCCCTGAGCAGGGCCGGGTCGTCGGTCAGCGCCGCCCGGTGGAGCGTCACGAGCGCCCACCGGCCCTCGTCGGCCGCAAACAGGGCCTCGATCCCGGCCCGGAACGACGGCCAGTCGCGGTCGGCGGTCGCCGCCCGGACGAGCGAGTCGATCCCGGTCTGCCCGACGTGGGCGATCCTCGCCGACCCTCGCCGCCCCCGCTTCGCCGTCAGCGCGGCGCGCTCGATCCGGCAGGTCGCGGCGGCGAGCGGCGAGGGACACAAGAGCAGGTCGGCCTCGGCGTCGATCGCCACCCGAACGTGCTCCTCCGGCATCGTCCAGTCGTAGGACCGCAGCCCAGCTTCGAGGTGCGCGAGCGGGAGCCCCCCGACCCGCTTCGCCGCCAGCGCCCCGGCCAGCGCCGACGCCGTGTCGCCTTGGACGAGGACGAGCGCCGCGTCGGCGAGGTGCGGCTCGATCGCGGAGGCCGACCAGAGGGCGGCGGCCCAAACCAACTGCGGCGGCTTGTCAGCGCCGACCCTCGGCGATCTGCCTGACCGCGCCTTGACCGCCGGCCACGGCAGGACCACGTCGGGGTACGGGCCATCGGTCGCGGCGAACACGTCGGCGGCGAGGGAAGGGGATGTGTGCTGGCCGGTCCAGACGTAGCGAACCGTGCGGCCGCAGCCGCGAAGCTCGCGAATCACCTCGGCGACCTTCAGGTGCTCGGGACGCGTCCCGGCGACGATGACGACGGGGTTCATGCTGTCCTCCGCTTGCGGGCGACGGTCGATCCGTCGTCTGCGTCCGGGGTAACGGCCGGCGAGCCCTTGGCGGCAAGGAGGAGCGGGCGCCCGTCGAGCAGGTTGCCGACGTCCTCGATCAGCGTTGAGATCGGGAACGGCGGGAGCGCCCGCCTTGCCGCCTGACCGATGCTCGTCCGCTCGGCCACGCGCCCGTCGAGGCAGACGATCGCGCCTCGGTCGGTCGGCGACCGGATCAACCGGCCCGCCGCCTGCGCGAGCGCCGCCGCCATCTTCGGCAACGAGCGGGCGAGGAACGGCGACCCGCCCATCCGTTTCGCCGCGACGTTGCCGGCGGCTTCTTCGAGCGGGTCGCCCGGCGGGTCGAACGGCAGCTTCTCGATCACGACGCAGGACAAGCTCTCGCCCTGCACGTCGAGCCCCTCGAAGAACGAGCGTGTCGCGACGAGGATCGAGTGCGTGTCGTCGCGGAACCGGCGCGACAGAACGTCGCGCCCGGCCTCGCCTTGGACGAGCAGCGAGTAAGGCAGGCCGGCGCACCGGATCGCCTCGCTCGCCGCCTTCGCCCGCGCCCACGACGTACACAGGACGAGCGTCCGTCCCCTCGCCGCTCTGACCGCCTCGACGGCGCACCGGTCGGCCCAGCCGGACCAGAGCGGGTCTTTCGTGCTCGGCCCGACCGGCACGACGAGGACGCCCATCGAAGCCAAAGGCCACGGGCTCGGCAGAAGGAGGGTCGGCTCGGCGAACGTCGCCCCGAGCGCCGCCTCGGTCGGCCCCGCGTCCCCGCCGGGCGCGAGCGTGGCCGACGTGATCGAGCAGCGCGGGATCGACTTCTGGATCGCCTGAACCACCGCCCCGGCGTCCGCCGGCGCGCACGCGAGCGCGGCGCCGTCGTCCATGCTGCCGTCGATCTCAGCCCACGTCGCCCACTCGCCCGGAAGCGCGTTCGCGTCCGCAGCCGGCGGCCGACCGTCGAGCAGGGCGAGCGCCCGTTCGCGCAGTTGCCGTAGCTGGTCGATCGCGTGCTTCATGCGCTCGCGCTCGACGTCGTCCGACTGCCCGATCATCAGCGCCTCGATCGCACCCGCGGCCTGCCGGACGCCCTCGAAGTCGGCCTCGGTCGGCGCGCCCCTGACCGCGCCCGACCAGCCCGGCCGCAGCGGTCGCTTCTCGCCCGGTCGGCTGGCGCCCATCTTTTCGAGGTAGGTACGCGCGGCCCTGACCGTCGCGCGGAACGGCTCGGCGACGAGGCGCTGCGCGTCCGCCTTCGGCATGACCTCCGACGCGAACCGGGCCGCCCTCGCCGCCGCCCCGCGGTTGATCCGCCGCTCACCCGCCCCGCGGCAGGCGTCCTCGAAGGCGTGCCCCTCGTCAACCACGAGCAGCGAGGTCGGGCCGAGCGCCGGGTAGCCGCGCGAGAGGAACGCGTGGTTCAGGACTACGATCTCGGCCGCCGCAGCCGCCGCCTTCGCCATTTCGGCCGGGCACGGGGCGAACCCCTCCTTCGGCTCGTGGTGCGGGCACCCCTTCGCCGCGCAGCCGTCGGTGTCGGTCGAGCACCTCCCCCACGCGATCGGCGTGACCGCAAACGGCGCGTGGTCCTTGTGCGCGTTCGACGGGTCGTCGAGCCCGTCGTACCAGTCGGCGATCTTGTCGATCTCAACCCGCGTCTCGGCGGTCGTGAACGCCCCGCCGAACGTCAGCCGCGCCTCGTTCAGCCGGAGCGGGCAGACGTAGTTCGACCGGCCGACGACGGTAGCGACCGACGTGCTCACACCGAGGATCGAGGCGGCGAGCGCGGCGTCCTTGTTCGTGATCTGGTTCTGCAGGGCGATGTTCGCCGTCGAGATCGCAAGGCGCCACGGCCGCTTGTCGGTCTTGTCCCAACGCGACCGAGCCCGGCGGGTCGCGAGCAGGCCGGGGATCAAGTAGGCGAGCGACTTCCCGAGCCCCGTCGGCGCCTCGCCCATGCGCCAGCCGCCGCCGTTCGCGACGCCCGCGACGCACCGGGCGATCATCGCGGCGAGCGCAGGCTGACCCTCGCGCGCCGGGAACCCGGCCTGCTCCATCGGGCCGCCGGGCGCGAACACGTCCGCGACGATGTCGGCGAGCGGCTCGTTCGTCTCCTCGGCCCGCCGAAGCAGGCCCGCGGTCCACGGCCGCTCCGAGTTCACAAGCTGCTTCGTCGCCATCACGCCCTCTACGGTCGGGTAACGGTCGGACGGCCTCTCGAAACTTTCTTCACGAATCCGCAAGAAACTTCTCGACGATAACCGATAGCCGGTTATGATTGAGGGGCGGGAAGGAACCCGCGAACAACCCCGGACGACAAGATGAACGCCTCGAACCTCACCGCCGCCCTCCTCGCCCTCGCCTCCGCCGAGCGCGCCGCCAAGGCCGCCAAGGCGAACGCCGTCGGCGCATCTCGCGCGGCCGACGCCGCATATACCGCAGCATTCGGCACGGACCTCGGCTCCCCCGAGCGCGCCGCCGCCGCCAAGGCCGCCGCCGCCATCGACGCCGCCTCCGCCCGCTGCAACGACGCCCGGTGGGGCGTCATCCTCGCCGAGCGCGCCGTCGCCGCCGCCGAAGCGGCGTAACGGCCGGACGGCCTAATCGGGCAGCCGCCGCGCGTTCTGCGCGGCGACCACGTCGCCCGGCGCGCGTAGCAGCCGCACCTTGCCGAGCCACTCGACGGCGATCGGCTTCGCTGCGACGTCCTCGCGCGCGGTCCGGGCCTGATGCGCCTTCCACGCGACGAGGTCGCCCGCCCGCATCGCCCCCTCCGGGATCGACTCGACGACCACGCCTGCCTTCAACGTCACCCGCTCGCGCGGGTCGCCGTCGGGCTTGGCGACGAACTGCAGGTCGCGGACGACGCGCCAGCGCACAGGCTACGCCGCCGCCTCGTCGCGAGCGAGGTCGAGCGCCCGCGTCACCACCCGGTCGTCGATCACGAACTCGCCGGCCGGGCCGAACCCGACGCCGTCCTCGGCGTAGAGGTTCCCGCAGGCCTCGACGAGCGCCGCCCACGTCGGCTCGAACCCGTCGGCCGCGCACCCAGCGACGTAGCCGGCGAGCACGTCCTCGATCGTCTGCCCGTCGGGCGCGACCACCGCGATCGTCTGCGCGACGTCGTTGCTCGTGACGTAGACCGCCGGCTCGTCGGCCGCCGTGTCGCGAACGCAGAGCATTTCGCCGCCGATACCGCTCGCGTCGGGAGTGACCGACTGCACCACGCCGCACACGTCGCGCCGCCCGCCGCCGGGAACGACGATCGAGCCGATCACGACCAGCCCGACGCCGGACGGGCCGGAGCCGGACCAGCCGCGCCCGATGGCGCTCCGTCGGCCCGCGACCGCCCCGGCGCCGGGGAACATGGTCTGCTGAGCGTCGACCACCTCGCAGTCGACCTCGGCGTCGAGGCTCCGCATCAGCCGGGCGGCGTCGACGAGGTCGAGCCCCCGGATGCGGTGCCGAACCGTCATGGTCACGAGCGGGCCGGCGACGCGGACGGTCACGCCACGCACCTCCGACTTCCGCGCGTTGACGATCAGCTTGCCGTTCGAGTCGGCGATGCTGATCCAACGGTCGCCGCGGTCGACCGCGTGCGCGAGCCGAGCGCGGGTCTGCGACCCGCTCGCCGACGAGGCGAGGGTCGCCGCGCCGGGAACCACCGCGTCGAGCCGGCCCATGTCGGCGGCGTCGTTCGGGTCGAGCATGTGAGCCACGTCGGCGTCGAACAGCAGGTCGTCGGGGCCTGCGCCGTCAGGGTCGCGCCGCACGCTGAGCTTCTGAAGGGAGCCGCGCGCCTGCGCGGGAGAGGTCGACAGGTCTGGAACGGGCAAGAGAACTCCTTGTGGCTAGCGAGGTAACGGGCGGGCGGCGTAGTTGGCGGAACGTCAGACCGGAATCCCGTCCGCGTCGAGCGTGACGTCGTCGCGCTCGTCCCGGTCGTGCCAAGACGGGACGGCCGGCTTCGGCGGCGCGACCTCGCCCGCCTCCTCGGCCGGCACCGTCCTACGGCGCCGGACAGGCCCCGTGCGGGCCTCGCCGTCGGCCCCGACGTCCACGGGCGCCCCCGGCGCGTTCGGCGGCGGCTTGCCCCCGAGGCGCGCGCCCATCGGCGTCTGCTCCCAGCCGTCGGCGTACCGGGTCGACTCGGGATCGAACGCGAGCCAGCAGGACGACCCAGCGAGCCCCCACTCGGCGCGCACCTTGTCGAAGTGCAGGCTCGTGCTCGGGAACGCCCGGCTCGGCGACGACGGGTTCCGCTCGACCACGATCACGGCCGCGGCCTCCTGCCGGATCGCACTCGCCCCTTTCAGGTCGCCCATCTGCACCCGGCGCTGCTGAGCGATGTTCTGGTTCGACGGGTGCGCGACCAGCCAGCACGCCCAACCCTCGGACGTCGCCGCCAGCGCGAGCCCCTTCACGACCCGCTCGATCTCGTTCACCTTGTCCTTCGCGTCCGGGTCGACGAAGTACCCGAGGTGATCGAGCAGGGCGAACTTCACGTCGAGCCGCCGCACCGCGTAGCGGACCGTCGCGAGGATGTCGTCGTAGTTCGTCTGCCCGTGGTGCCCGACGACGTAGAGCGGCAAGGCGTCGAGGGCCGCCCACGCGGCGGCACGCTCGGCCGGCGTCGCCCGGCTGAAGTCGCCTCCGATCTGAAGCCGGAGCAGCTTCTCGGCGAACATGACGGGCGACTGCTCGAACGCGGTCGTGAGCGACGGGACTCCGATCCGAGCCCGCTCCCATGCCTGCCAACAGGTGAACGTCGTCTTGCCCGAGCCGCTGTCCCCGGTGACGATCGTTAGCCCCGGCCGGTCGCCGCCGAGGCACCGGTCGACCTTCGCCGAGCCCGTGGCATACCCGACCATGCGCTCGGGGTCGGCGATCCGCGCTTCGATCTCAGCCGCGAACGACGACGGCCGGACGATCGAGAGCCCGGTCATCGGCTTCGCCATCCGGACCGCCCGCTCGACCACCTCGCGCGCGATCCCACGCTCCACGCACTCGCCGGGGTCCTTGTGCGGCAGGACCACCCGCGCGCACTTGTCCCGGCCCAGCTTGCCCGCGAGCGCGTCCGCCCCCTTCTCGCCCGCCGTGTCGGGGTCGTAGAGCAGGACCGCTTGCTCGTAGGGTTCGATCTCGTCGAGCCATGCGTCGTCCCACTTCGCGGCCCCGGCGGTGCCCGACACGACGTTGCTCGTCCAACCGTACTGGTGGAGCGCGAGCACGTCGAACTCGCCCTCGGTGACGTAGACCGAGTGCTTCGCGTTGCCGTCGAGCCGGTCGGCCCCGAACAGCGGCAAGGGGCGACGAGGGAGCGCGAGGTATTTCGGCTTGTCCGGCGTCTTGCCGGTCCCGGCGCACCGCTCGCAGCCCTTCGACTCGCACGCCGGGCACGGGCCGGGCACCGCGCGGAGCTTCACGTTCTGGACGCGCTTGTCCCGGTCGTAGATTGGGATCGCGGCCCACAGGTCGAGCACCTTCCCGCTCGCGTCGCGAACGACGACCGCCCCAACGCCGAACTCGCACAGCGTCTCCTCCGTGAGCCGCCGACGGTTGAGCAGGTACTCGCGGACCGGCGCCGCGCCGTCGTCGGCCCACAGCGTCGCCTCGATCTTCTCGACGATGTCCGGCCCCCACGGAAGCGCCCGGAACGCCGCGGACGCCCTGAGCTTGGTCGCCCGGTGCTCGGCGTCCTTGTGGTCCTCCGGCTGCGCGTCGTCGCCCTGCTCGTCGTCCTCGCTCGGCACCGACCGCTTCCGTCGGCCGCCGGCGTCGCCGCTCCCGGCACCTTCGATCGGGAGCACCCGGCCACGCCGGGCCGCAGGCGCCGCGCTCGGCTTCGCCGGCTCGCTGCCGAGGTCGACGCCCAACTCGGCGGCCAGCTTGCGGACCGCGTCGGGGAACGACACGCCCTCGCGCTTCTGGACCCACTCGAACACGCCGCCGCCCTCGCCACAGCCGAAACAATGGTAAAGGCCGGTCGACGGCGTGACGTGGAACGACGCAGACTTCTCGTTGTGGAACGGGCAGCAGCCGACGAGGTCGCGGCCCTCGCGTCGGAGGGTGACGGTCACCCCGATCATGGCGGCGAGGTCCGCGCGATCTCGGATCGCGTCGAGAACGTGCTTCGGGAACGACATCAGGAGCCCCCGAACAACCGGACCTGTCCCGCCGCCCTCGGTCGCATGTCCTCCCCGCGTATCTGCGCGAGCACCGGCCCGATGTAGTCCACCCCGTCCGCGTTCAGTTCGCACACGTCGTAGCCGCGCGCATCGGCCGGCGTCGTTCGCGCCAGCCACTCGCAGATCACAGCCTCGCGACAGGTGCCGCCGAACGGGACGAGCACGCGCTCACCGGGGCGGGTCGAGGCGCGGATCATGCGCTCGGCGAACAGCAGGGGCTTTTGGCATTGGTGGAGAGGCGAACCGTCAGCGAGACGAAGCCGTTCCGGGCCGGCAACGGGCAGTTCAGCCCAAACATTCGTGGTCGCCATTGGGGGGGCGAATGGCGCCCTGATCTGCTCCCACTCTGAACGATGTCGAGCCCATATGTCCGCGTGTTCGGCGCGAAGATCGCCAAGTTCTCGATCAAGACCGGGAAGAAGTCGCTGAAGTTGCGCGTATCGCTCCGGGCTCGGAAGGCACCACTGCGTCCACGAGAACCAGTGTCTCGCCATTCCGCGAACCCCGATCGCGTCGTCCACCTGCGCGTTCGTGAGCCCGGCGCGCTCTCGCGCTTCGTCGAGATACCGCCGAACGGGGTGCGCGTCTCCGCGCCGATTCCACAGATCAACCTCGCTGGGTTCCCGCTGGTAGAACCCAGCCACTTCCGTCACGTCGGGCCACCCGGTCAGCGCCTCGACGCCCTTCCCTGCAAGCGAGGCGATCCCCTTGTCCCACGTCACCAGCGCCCGAAACGTCCACCCCGCCGCCCGCATCACCGGGTCGAGCCGCGACCACCCCTCGGCGGTGTTCCACAGGTAGACCGACGCCGACGGGGCGAGCAGGGCGGACACGCGGGCGACGTGCGGCGCGTACCAGTCGGCGAGGTCGTCAATGCTCACGCGATCCCATGCCGCCTTTCCCATGCCGTAGGGGCCGTCCACGATCGCGAGGGTGTAGCCGGGGGCGAGGTCGGCTTCGAGCCAGTCGCCGACGTGGATCGTCCCGGCGCTCAGGGCGTGCTTCGTCATATTTCCTCGTTAGGTCGCCGGGCGGCGCGGGCGGCGTAGGTGGTCGGTCGGCGCGTAGCCGAGCGAGGCGTTGGGTCCAAGGTCGATCTCGTCGACGCCGGGGGAGCCCGTGGCCGCCGACAGGGTAACGGGCGGCGCGTCCACCCTCGTCGGTTTCGCCGCTTTTGCGAGATCGACTCGCCCGTGGAGCTTGTCGGCCCGCAGGATGCCGGCGAGCGACGTGACGCCCTTCGAGCGCAGGAACCGCGCCCGGTCGTCCTGCCCGAGCAGGACCCACTCGATCACCCGGATCGTCGCGGGACACCCGACCGCTTCGATCGCGGACAAGATCGGAGCGGCAAGGACGGGTGACAACTCGACGTCGGAGCCGGTCAGCGACCGCCAGCGCATGAACGCCGCGATCGCACGCACGTCGACGTCAGGCTCCATCGAGAACTCCGCGTAGGCTTGGAACTTCGACCGCCACAGTAGCGTGTCGACGTCGCCGCGCGCGCGCAGGAACGCGGCCCGCTCGTGCTTCGACTCGGCGACCCACTGGCCGACACGAACCACGGCCTCGGCGCCGTGCTCGGCAACGCGAGCCCTGAGACGATCGCGGCGCGCCCCGGTGAGAGCGCGCCGCCGATCTGCCGGGAGGAAGGCGCAGAGCGCCGACCAAATGGCGTTCTCGTCCATCGCCTAGAACGGAATCTCGCTGTCGTCGGCGCCGCCGCCGTCGAACGGCATCCCCGTGTCGTCGGCCTGACGCGCAGGACGCGCGCCGCCGCTGGACCCGGACCCACCGCCCGACCGCTTGCCCGCGGCCTTGTCGGCGGCCTCCTTCGCCTTCTTCTCGCCGGCTTCGATCAGGTCGTCGAAGTCGTCGCCCCACGCGCCGCCGTAGGGCTTGAAGTCGGTGATCTTCGCCTTCACGCCGGTCGTGCCGTCGTTCTTGGTGTAGCTCTCGCGGGCGACCGTCACGACGACCGCCACCGCCTCGCCGGCGTCGTTGAGCATGAGCCGCTTCTGCATCGCCTTGTGATCGCGCTCGTCGAACGGCGCCATGTTCTTGACCGCGCGGCACACCTTGGCGAGCCGCCAGCCCATGTTCGCCGACGTCATCACGTCGTCGAACAGGAGCGACCCCTTGTCGCCCTTCTCGCCGGGCGCCGCGACGCGGTCCTGCAAGATCACGAGGGTCGTCGGGAAATACGGGTTGCCGTTCTTGGTGGTCTGCTCGGTTGCCACGCGTACCCACGCGGCCACCTTGTCGCCTGCGGTCGGCGGCTCGAAGTTCTTGTCGGGGTGCTGGTTCGGGTCGAAAGCCATGTCGATATCTCCTGAGTTGGTTGGTTGGGTCTACTTGGCGGCCGTGGCTTCTTCGCCTGCCGCCCCGCGCTTCTTGCGGGCCGGCGTGGGCGCCGGTTCCGCTGCTTGGGTAACGGGCGCCGGCTTCGTTTCCGCCTCGGCCTGCTGGACGGCCGCCTGCTCGACCGCGACCACTTCGGGCGCGGCCTGCTGCTCGGCCTCGGGCGCCGGGTCGGCGTCCGACACCGCGAGCGCGGCGAGGTACTTCGCGTGCCAGATTTTCGGGTCGGGCGCCTCGACGGCGGCGAGGCCGGGAAAGGGCTTCACAACGAGCTTGCCCCCGGTCTGGAACAGGACGCGGTGCTCGATCTTCGTCTCCGTGCGCTGCGCCTCGCCCTCGCCGAGCGTGAGCTTGACCTCCTTCTTGAAGCAGTACCCGACGGCCGAGTAGAACTGCGCCACCTCGTTCGGCAACTTCTTGCCCTCGAAGGCGGGCACGATCGCCGTGATGTTCCCGTCGTCGTCCGTCTCGTTCTGCACGAGGGCGATGGCGATCACGTTCATCGGCAAGTCGCGGAAGGTGCGGAGGACGCGGCGGAACCGCTCGGTCCAGACGCCCCACTGCTGCTGCGTCATCTTGTGGAGCGCGAGCCGCTTCGGCTCCACGCCGTCGTCGATCAGGCACCGGTCGCGCCACACGCGCTGCAACTCGGTCAGGCTGTCAACCACGATCGTCTTGACGCCGGCCGCGGCGAGCGTGCCGTCCATCGCGTCGCGAATGAACTGCTCGACCACCTCCCACGCGTAGACCTTGCCGTATCGCTTCGGGTCGTAGGCGGTCACGACGACCGCGTGCCGGTTGCTCGCTCGGATCGAGGCGAGCCCGTTCGGTTCGAGCAGGAGGATCGCGACGCGCCCCTCCGGGCTCTCGCTCGTGCCGCCGGCCTTGGCCGCCGTGTAGCTCTTGCCGGAGCCGGACGGTCCGAACAGGAGCATCTTCGTGTGCGTGTCGATGTCGGTGACGGTGTCGTAGTTCAGAGCCATGATTCTTCTTTCTCCGAGGGTTGGGTAACGGGCGCCGCGTCGTTTCCGGCGGCGAGCGGAAGGTTCGGGTCGGTCCAGACGGGATCGACGCGGACAGGGAAAGCGCGCCGGGCGTCCGGCCCGTCGGCCGAGCACGGGCCGCGGTAGCTGCAGAACCCGCCCGGCTGGCGGCAGACCGGCTGACGCGGGAACAGCAGGGCGACGGAGCCGGCGTCGATCGCGTCGACCACGTTCCGGCGGTTCTCTGCGATCCGCTTCGCCATCGCGAACGTCTCGACGTGCCACGCGGCGAGGTCGATCGCCCCGATGCCGCCCGGCTCGCGGACGTACAGGCGCGGGTCCTTCTGCTCGCGGAGCGCGCAGATGTGGTCGGCGTACTTCTCCGAGGTCGGGTCCTCGCCGCGGGCAACGACCGCCGCCTCGAACCGCCACGAGGGCACGGTTCGGTTCATCGCGACCGAGAGCCCACCCTTGGCGAGCGTGTCCGGGTCGCGCTGCAACACCGACGACGCGACGTCGAACAGGAACCCGCGGACGCGCCCGCCGCCGAAGTGGTCGCGGACGTGGTCGAGCATCGCGCCGTAGCCGTAGGTCTGCGGGTCGACCGTGATCCCTCGGACGTAGCCGGTCGGGTCGCGCGACGACTTCCACTCGCCGACGAGCAGCGAGCCGTCGGTGCGCGAGCGGAACACGGCGTCGACCCGGCCGATCCAATACCACGGCCACCGCACCCGCCGGACGGTCGCCGACGGGTCGTCGGGCCGCGCGAACCGCCAGCCGCCCGGCACGAACGCGAGCGGCACCTCGGGGTTGTAGGGCTTCGTCGAGCCGGGCGACCGCACGGGGCAGGCAACCGCCAACTCGACGCCGACCACGTCGTAGCCGGGCAAGCCGACCCGACCATTCACGCGGAGCCAACCCTGCGCCGCACGCCGGAGGCGCTCGACCCGCTGCTCGATGGACTCGCCCGGCTCCTCCTCCTCGCCTTCCTCGCCGGCCGCAAGCTTCCCCGCGGCGGCCTCGGCGCGCCAGCGCGACTCGATGCGAAGCAGCGGCCCGTCACCGGGCGCGGAGCCGTCCGAGCCGCAACACGGGCACGGGGCGGACGGCGTCGCGACGATCGGCGACACGAGACAGAGCCCGCACGCTTCGAGGTAGCTGTCCTCGTAAGGCGTCGGAGTCGCGGTCGGCCCAGCCGACGGAGGCGGCGTCAGGGCCATCAGGAACCGGTGAACGTCCTCCATGACCTCGTGCCACGCGGTCCCGTAGGTCATGGCGTCGGACGGCGCGCCGCGCATCCCGAGCCCGTAGCCGTAGAGCCAGCGCCGGTCGCAACCGAGCGCACCGCGCTCCGACGTCGACACGAGCACGACGCGCGGGTCGGCGGGCAGGCCGAGGATCGGCACCCCCTCGTAGCGGTCGGCGTTGACGGAGTTCGGGCGCGGTCGCGCCACCGGGAAATCGGCTTGCATCTTGATAATCCTCGCTTCCGTCGCTCGGGTAACGGGTAGCCCGACGACCTACTCGACAGGCGCCTTTTTTTGGTCGATCGCCGGAGCGAGCCCCTCGTGCGGCCCCCACGACACCCAGCCGGGCCGAGCGGCGCGGGCGAAGAACTCGACGCGATAGCCGACCGACCTATCCTCGATCAGCCGGTAGGCGGCCTCCGGCTTCGCCGAGTGCCGGCCGCGCGCCGCAACGATCACCGTCGGGAGATCGCGCCGCCCCGAGAACACGGTCGGGTTTTTGCCGTTCCCGAACGTGGCGAACAACAGTAGCTCGTGCTTGCCCCTGAAGTATTGGCCGAGCCCCGGCCGGCCGTCCTTGACCCACGCGACGTTCGTCCGGTACGCGGCGCCGAGTTGCCCGAGCAGCCAGAGCGCGCCGGGCAGGTAGGTGTTCGTCGTCCACATCCAAACGTGCGCGTGCTCGGCCGGCGTCCAGAGCCCGGAGCCGAGGATCACGCCGGGCATGTCTCGGACCTTCATCAGCGGGTAGTGTCGATCTGCGCCGCGCTTCACCTTGCCGCCGCCCGACTCAGGCCACGGCGGATCGAGCAGGAGCGTCGTGAACCTCACAACGCCACCCCGAGCACGTCCTCGGCGTCGAGCCCCCGGAGCATGACGAGCGC